AGTTACTTCAGGTTTTGGAACTACATCAGCAGGAAACGCTGCTGGAGGAGCAACATCGCCTGGTGCTAGTGTAGCTAATAATCAATCATGGAATGGATCCGCTTGGACTGAAGTAGGAGATCTAAATCAAAATAGATATTTTGGTTCTGCATCAGGAACATCCACATCAGGTTTAGTTTTTGCTGGTTATAGAAGTTCTCCTGCTAGCGAAATAGCAAATACAGAAGCTTGGAATGGAACTAGTTTTACAGAACAAGCTGATTTATCTACTGCAAGATTTACTGGAGGACCTGCACATAATTCAACTCAAGCAGATTCATTACTTGCAGGTGGTAATCCAAGTAATAAAACTAATACGGAAGAGTGGTCAGCACCTTCAGATTTCGTTCAACAAGTCGAAGGACAATTATTTTTTAATTCAACAACAAACACTTTTAAAGAAACAGTAAAAGATATACCCGGTGCAACGTGGGCATCTAGTGGTGCTTTAAATTCACCAAGAGGAAATGCAGGTACTTCTGGAATACAAACAGCAGCTTTATTTTTTGGTGGTGATGGACCTCCAGGCACTATCGCAATTACAGAGCTATACAATGGATCTTCATGGACTGAAGTTGGAGATTTAAATGTTGCTCGATCACAAACATTTTTTTCAAATCAAGGAACATCAACTGCAGCTTTGAAT